TATGAATCGTGACAATTGGACCCTTGACAATTCTACTCAAAACTGATATAGTCTCTATATGAACTTCTACACAAACGTATTGCAATACGGTAACTCTATTCTTGTCCGTGAGGTCAGGAATGGAGAACGCACGACTCGTAGAGTCAAGTATGAACCCACACTATTTGATCTAGTCAAGACCCGTGAGGAGACTGGCTATAAAACTCTGGACGGTAAGAGTGTTCGGCCACATACATTTGATTCCATCAAGGAAGCCAAACAGTGGGTTTCTGATCGTGAGAACCAAAAAGATATTATCTATGGTAACACGCAGTATCCCTATTGCTGGATTGCTGATGAATATCCTAATCGTGTTGATTGGGACTTGGATCAGATGCTCATGTACACCATCGATATTGAGGTGGAGTGTGAGAATGGATTTCCTAAGCCAGAAGATGCAGCAGAACCTATGCTGTCTATCACTATTAAGAACTTCCAGAGTGGTCACATCCATGTCTGGGGTATTGGTGAGTTCGTTACTGAACGTGAGGATGTAACTTACGTCCAGTGCGAGAGTGAAGTGCATCTTCTAAAAGAGTTCCTTATTTTCTGGGAACGTCACACACCTGATATCGTGACCGGCTGGAATACAGAGTTCTTTGATATTCCCTATCTGGTCAATCGTATTCGCAATGTCTTTGATGAGGAAGAAGTCAAACGTCTATCGCCGTGGAAAAACGTGTTTGCCCGTGAGGTGTATAACATGGGCCGGGTACACCAGACATATACTCTTGATGGTATTTCTGCACTAGATTACTTTGACCTGTATCGCAAGTTCACATACACCAATCAGGAATCCTATCGACTTGACCACATTGCATTTGTGGAGCTGGGTGAGCGTAAGGATGGTAATCCCTATGAAACATTCCGTGAATGGTATACCAAAGACTATCAGTCGTTTATTGAATACAACATTCAAGATGTTGAGATTGTCGATAAACTTGAAGACAAGATGAAGCTGATCGAACTTGCACTGACGATGGCGTATGATGCAAAGGTCAACTTTGTAGATGTGCTTGGCACAGTGCGGTATTGGGACATTCTTATCTACAACTATCTGCGTGAGAGGAACATTGTGATTCCTCAAAAATCAGACAATAAGAAGGTAGAGAAGTTCGAAGGGGCTTATGTAAAAGACCCACAGGTGGGTATGCACAACTGGGTTATGTCTTTCGACTTGAACTCGCTCTACCCACATTTAATTATGCAATACAACATCTCACCAGAAACTTTGGTGAATGGCGGTATCAAGCCTGTAGAGGGTTTGGTTGATAAGATTCTGAATGGCAAGGTCAGCAATGACACAGAATATTGCATGACACCAAACGGTGCATTCTTTCGTAAGGACAAACGTGGGTTTCTACCAGAATTAATGGAAGGTATATACAATGATCGTGTTAAGTATAAAAGACGTATGCTCGACGCTCAGCAGGAATACGAAAACACTGGGGAGAAGTCTCTACTTAAAGACATTGCCCGATACAACAACATCCAAATGGCGAAGAAGATTTCTCTCAACAGCGCATATGGTGCTATTGGTAACAATTGGTTTCGTTATTTTGATCTGTTGGTTGCCACTGCAATTACTACATCTGGCCAATTGTCTATTCGTTGGATTGAAAAAAGTCTCAACATTTATCTTAACAAAATCTTGGAAACGAAGAACGTGGACTACGTTATTGCTTCAGACACAGACAGCGTATACATTACTTTTGACAAATTGGTTACTAGCGTGTTCAAAGAGGGAACAGACACTAACACTATCGTCAACTTCTTGGACAAGATTGCAAAAGAGAAGTTGGAACCTTTTATTGATAAATCTTATCAAGCACTTGCCAAAGTAACCAACGCATATGAACAGAAGATGGTGATGGGTCGTGAAGCCATCGCTGACAAGGGTGTGTGGACTGCTAAGAAGAGATACATCCTAAACCTGTATGATATGGAAGGTGTGCGGTTCAAAGAACCCAAGCTGAAGATTATGGGTATTGAAGCGGTTAAGTCATCTACTCCGGCACCCTGTCGTGCGAAGTTGAAGGAAGCAATCAAGATCATCATGGATGGTGATGAGAAGGAACTCAATAACTTTATTCAAAATTTTCGTGAGGAGTTCATGGCATTGCCAGCAGAAGATATTGCATACCCCCGTTCATGTAATGGGGTGAAGAAGTTTCGTGGTACAGATCGTTTGTTCTTGAAGGGGACTCCCATTCATGTTAAAGGAGCTATCCTATATAACCATCTGGTGGAGAAGAATAAACTGGGTAACAAGTATCCCTATATCCAAGAGGGTGATAAGGTAAAGTTTATTCATATGCAGGAACCAAACATCTATCAGGCCAGTGCATTTTCTTTCATAACAAAAATCCCAAAGGAACTTGACATTATGGGTAAAATTGACTATAATCAACAATATGAGAAATCGTTTCTTGAACCCCTTCGGGTGATAACTGATAAGTTACAGTGGATACTGAAAAACGATGAAGTGGGAAGTTTAGAGGGATTTTTTGGATGAGGTTTGATAAAAATATAAAATTATACTTTTTTAAAGATGACAAAATAAAACTGTGTCTAAAAGTAAGCGACAACTTTGTACATCATTTTATTTTTGACACTGAGTTGTTCGAAGATATGTTATCAAATTGGCGTACAGGATGGAAAACAGATAGTTGGAATATAAAATGGAAAAGAAGAGGGCCCCGCCCAGAAAAGACTCCTGTTAGTTATGTTGCTATATCATTCTTTCCACACGACCAAGGACTTAATTTTAGATTTAGTTATGACGATATGGTAGTATTAGAAAAAGATTACTTTTACCAAAAATATAATAAAATGCACTGGGACAAAAATGATATTGAAAAATGATGAAGTTGAAACACTAGAGGATTTTTTTGGATGAGATATTATCGCTACACACTAGATGATCTAAAGAAATCCTCTGATCGCAAGAGGTTTACATACATCTCATTCTTTGCGGGTGGTGGTGGATCATCTTGTGGCTATAAATTGGCAGGTGGTGATTGTAAATTTGTGAACGAATTTCAGCAAGTCGCAGTTGATACCTATCTTGCAAACTGGCCCGGCACTCCACACATATGCGGTGATATTAAGGATGTAACTGGACAACAGATTATGGAGATGACAGGAATTAAAAAGTACGAGCTGGATATTCTTGATGGTAGTCCACCTTGTCCACCCTTTAGTATGTCTGGAACTAAGAAGGCAGGTTGGAATAAAGAGAAGATGGCTTACGGTATGAAGCAGAAGAACATCGAAGATTTGACATGGGAGATGATTCGGATTGCTGGTGAGATGATGCCGAAGGTTATCATATGCGAGAACGTCAAAGGTCTAACAATGGAATATGCAAAGCAGCATTTAGATCGCATGGTCACAGATTTTGAAGCACTTGGATATGCAACTACCTTTAAAGTTCTAAACGGTATTCATTTTGGTGTGCCTCAGAAACGTCAACGTGTTTTCATCGTATCAGTACGCAATGATGTGCTGGATGATATTGAAATGCCGTGGATGCTGGTTTCATCTCTATTTCCAGAGGGTGCGAACGAAGAGCCAACAATAGAAGATGCCATTGGTGATCTAAGACTTGATAATGAAAATAGTGTTGAGGCATATGAACTGCGTGAGTCAATGAAGAAGAGTGCTAAATACAAGTGGTTGAAACGCCTGCCCAAGAATCCTGATAAGGTTGTATCGGTGGGTGATGATGTTGTGGGCCCTTGGTATGATAAGCTTATTGCACATAGAGAGAAGTGGGGCAAAAGTATGCCTGAGAAGAAGACCTCGTTTTATCAGTCTCGCAGAGTTCCTTGGCATCAAGCATCCCATACTCTATCTGAGCAGGGATTGATGACCAGCTTGGCAGTCCATCTACATCCAGCTGAAGACAGAGTGTTCACTACCAAGGAAGCTGCAAGAATCATGACGCTTCCAGAGGATTACATCAACGTAGGCACACTGGACCAGCGCCTTGCACGGGTTGGTTTGATGGTTGCCCCAATGATGATGAAGCATCTCGCAGAGAGTATATACGAAAATGTGTTGAAACTATATAATGAAAAAGGGTCTTGACAATTGAGACTTCGTGTGTTACAATGTATAAATAATGTGAACCAACTGTCGAGAGACATAGGTTTATTAACCGGCAGAGATGCCCGCTAATTATAGGAGAAAATTATGCAATTAGCAAATAACAGAGATATCAATGACTCTCTTCAAAAAACATTGAACACCAAATCCCTATATGACATGTATCTTGAATTTTGGAGTAAAGAAAAGCGTGATGAATTTCGTGCTAAGTTTTCAGTTGATGGGAAAAATACAGCAAAATTTGTAGAATTTCCAGAAAACCCAGAAGCATTTTTTGTTCCACAAAAACAACCTTATGCGGTAAGTGTGCCTTGTAAGCTTATTGAGTCTTGCCCCGATTATAATCGTACAGACCAAATTGATCCTAATTCTTGCGTTAAGAACTTAGAAAAATATGAAAATAAGTTCATGTGTGAAGCAGCAGATGAAGATGGTAATCCAATAACTCTCTGGTATGATTCTGTGCGTAATGTGTTTAGGACTACACGAGGAAATCATAGGACTATTATGGCATTGCTTGCTTCTGGTCAAGATGCTACTATTGAAGCATATGTAAAAGTGCATGATGCAGCTGCAACTGATGATGAAATGTTCATGAAGGAAGCAACTAGTTTTGATGCTGATAATCAGGAGAAGGGTCAAAATAAAATCTCTCTTTATAAAGGTCAATTGTTTAACGCATTATCAAATCCTAATGCTCCCCAGTGGCCAGTTGAAATCTATGAGTATCTTGATAATCTTCCAACACCAATTGGTATTGCTGGAACAAACAAAAGAGCAACTGTACAACTTGATGGTTACAGTGCAGTCTGGCGCCGCATGGAAGCAGTTAAAGATGATAAGAATCTTGCAGACTCATATGAGAAACTTACTGTAGTATTAAATGCTTTAGTTAACTATGCAATTCCAGTAAACAAAAAAACTGGTGTTAAAGATGGAACACTTAAAGCAGATTGTATTGAACATATGGTTATCTTTAAGGATATGTTTTCTAATGAAATTGGCAAAGTTGATGACGCCAACGGTATAGATAGTTTTTCTGAGTTTGTTAATTATATGTTTAATATGAGGCATGTTGAGAACGCTATATTCGATAATTTAACAATGCAAACCTTAACTTTAAATTCTTCTGGAATAAGAGTGGTGGGTTGGCATGTTGCAAATCTTTGTACTCTTTATAATGAGTTCGTAAAGGTCAAAAGGCTAAAAAAAGGTAATTCTAATAAAGATACACATGATTCGATGGTTATCAGTAATAGCATAAAATCATGGAAAGACTTTCTGGAGGTTCCTAAAATGGTTCCACCCTCTTTCCGAAAAGCAGTGGAAAGTAACTTGAGTGACATCTATAGATAAACTCTACATTCCAACATATGACAGAGTGGGGAGTCAAGCTTGTTTTGACTCCCTTCCTGTCAAGTGGAAAGAAAAGGCGGTATTGGTTGTCCATCCAGAAGAAATTCATGATGGATATCCAACGCTGTCTTGCCCTGTTCAGGGAACAGGAATTGCTCCTGTACGCTACTGGATATCTAAATATGCAGAGGGTACACGATATGGCGTTATTGATGATGATTGTGTGTTTCAATATACTCGCAGAGAAAATGAAGAGGGCCCTAGCAACAGGTCACTAACAGATGATGAGTTTGATACGATGATTGATTTGTTTAATTCGTGGATGGATGAAGACTTTACCTTCTGCGGCTCTGATGCCGCATGGAACCCACCAACGAGGGATAAGGACTTTCGTACCAACTCTCGGCTTAGTGGCAACGTATTCTACTCTGAGAAACTTCCCGTTGATAAGCTTGATTGGTTGGGATTGTCTATTTCAGAAGATTACTATGTGGCACTACAACTATTAACTCAGGGCTATCAGAATCGAGTGAGTCTCATATACCGTATTAATCCTGGCATTACACAATCTGCTGGTGGATGTTCGATCCAACGCACTCTAGATTCGCATAATGAGTCTCTTGTAAAACTAAGAGAGAAGTTTCCAGCGTTCGTCCAGTTAAGGGAGAAGATTGCAAAAAATAGTGGTGAGTGGAGCGGTAAAACTAAACTTGCTGCAACCATCTCATGGAAGAAGGCATATCTGTCCTCGCAAATTAATTCACTAGAGGAGTTTTTCACATGAGGAAAATACTTGCAAAGACTGATTTTGGAGAGAAGGCCACTTTTGATAAGTGGAATGGAAAGTTTTACAATGAGTCTGACCTTGATGATATTATCCATGTAACAGAGGATACTGTTATCATGCGTCCAGATTCTACTCTTGACGGCGAGGGTGTACCTATTGCATATGTAGTGACAAATGCATTTCCGAATGATGACATGCGTGATGTTCTTTATGGGATAGAAGATAGTTCTGTCATGAGAGCGAACTGCTCTGGCCCTATAGACCCCGTAGAGATGGCAAAGAGGGGGTTGATTGAGGGTGAACACTATAAACTCCGTAGTCCTAACTCCTACCACACTCGCACTAAGAGCGGTGGTTGGGGCATGATCGCATATTCCAACGAAATCAATTCAGTCATGATCGGTGTAAAAAGAGGACGTTTCACAGGAAAGATCAATATATCCAACCCAGACAAGTGGATTGCTTTGAAGGAACTATGCACACATGTAGAGATTGCATTTGAGAATGCTGCACCTGAGATTTACACTCGGCAGAAGAAGTTTGCAGAAGATGCAATTGCACCAGAGCATCGTCACGGTATGATTACGACACTGAGTGCTAATCGGTACAGTGCAATGCAGAGTAAAGCAATGGCTGTTCATAGTGATGGTAAGGATGTTGAGTATACCACAATGAGTTGTCATCGTCAGGGTGACTATGAGGGAGCATATCTTTCATTTCCTCGCTGGGGTGTAGGACTTGATCTCCCAGATAATTGCGTGTGTATTGCGGATTCAAAGAGTTTACACTGTGTTACACCTATTCGTGGTGCAGGACAGAGGTTCACAACGGTATGCTATACAGATTTGAGTGCGGCAACTATAGGGAATATGGGTAAATCTGAGAGACTGATTGGTAGATTTGCAAAGAAAGAAATCGGCAATTTGGAAGGTTTCCTAAAATAAAGACATTATCTACTTGACACACATCAAGTTCCATGTTATATAAATAGAATATAATACACACATGGAGCAGTTGAATGTCTAACCTCAATCACTATGTCCGGCAATTACGCCCCCGCACAGAATCATATACTCCCCATGTGGATAGGATTCAGAATATCTTAACTGAAACATCATTTGGACCGGACAATTTTCCTAACGGAGTGGGCGGTGATAAACCCCAATCAGGAACAAGAACTATTTATCCACCAGTAGCTGGTGAGGATTATGCATATCCAGAAGGGTTTCCAACATTAAAACAAACAGATTTAGTTGACAAAAATGGGGAAGTAATTAAAACAATTTCTACAAACACTACTGTTTGGTTTGTTGCTCCAGCAACTCTTCATAAACTTATAGGAAAATCATGGTTTGCAAAGGTATCATTAAAAGCTTATGATAAACCTTTTGATGGGTATATCATGATAAGTCATGTTGAAAAACCGGGCGGTAAGAGTCAGAAAAGAGTTGCTGCTGGAACAAAAACTCAAGAGGAATGTGCTGCATTCATAAAAGAATTGTGTTTGAAGGAAGGGATAGAATTTAAATCAGAATTCTCTGTTGCACCTAGTGGTTCAACAAAACCAGATTTGGTTATGACTATTGGTGGAAAAAGAATTCAATTTGAGATTAAGGGAACCAATGCTAGAAAAAATGAAATCACTTTTTTTGATATTACTGCAAGAAGAAAACAAAACAAAAAGTCGGAAGCGGGTAAGGTAGAATTGGATAGTACATGTGAGTTATATATTAACAGTGTTTCAGAACTTAAAAATGTATTCAAAAAACAAGGTAATACTTGGGATAAAATTCGTAAAAAAAGTGGTGATGAAGGTGGTGCATTTCATGCTATAATGGAATATTATAAAAGTCTTGACCCTACTATTGGGTATGCTGGGGATAAGGGGGTGGTTAAATCTGGCAAACTACCATCTGCACTTAAAACTACAAGTAGTGGGTTAATGGAAAAAATTCATAAAATGATATTATCACATTTTATAAAAGGTGGTGATGACTATTTTGTAATTCACAATAGGTCAAATGATACTTTTGAATTATATAATGTAAATTCGAAAAATAATATATTAAAAATCAATAAAAAAATTGTTGACGAATTACCTCTATTTAAAGAATTTAGATTATCAACATATGGTGGTCCATCTGCTGCTGGAACCCGTGTTGGATTTAAGATTAAGTTGTAGGGAACGTGTAATGAAAACCTTCAAAGAACTATACCTAAAGGAAGCATCTGGTCTTGACCTTGACCTCAAAAAGATGTATATGTCATTTAACAGTTTATACTTCGGTGATGAACTCCCAAAAGACATTCCTATTAGTTGGTATAAGAGTAAGCGTTTAGCTGGGGAAATTGCAATAGCGGTAAGGGGGCGTGGTCCTTCTAGAGAAGTTGCATACGTTGCTCATCTGAAGATATCCAATGTCCTTGAGCGTGATAAGAAGAGTGTTGTTGCTATAATGTTGCACGAAATGATTCATGTTTATGTGGCGGCAGTGCTAAGAAGTACTGAGAGTCATGGTCCAGAGTTTGAGAAAAAACGAAAAGAGATTAGTACAAAATCAGGGATTGATATTCCCAAGACTGATGCAATGGATAGTCTGGGATTAAGCTCTGCACTGAAGGAAAAGAAGAAAAACCATCTAGTGGTTCTATATGTCGATAAACAAAACGGTGCGTATGTTAAACTATATGCAGAGAGTTCGAAGAACCAGAAGAAGGAAATCATAGATTATTTTGATTATAACCAGAAATATATTGTCAAAAAATA